GTCCAATTCCGGCGGATTCAAAGACGGCGGCTCTACCAACTGGGAAAATCGCCCGGCTGATACTGCCAAACCCGGCAAGACCAACACCACCACTGGTGAGGTCAAAGAAGCCAACGCTGGCGGCTTTAAAAAGGGCGGTGCTGCAAAAAAGCACTTCGCTACGGGGGGCAGTGTTAACGACACTGGCCACGCCGTAGCAATGCCCCGCAAACCGGTCTCAAAACCGGTGAGCAACACTGCGCAGTCAGGCACCTTTAAAAAAGGTGGCAAGGTTATGCACAAAGCGGATGGCGGTTTAACTGACCTCAGCCGTGGTGCATACGCTAAGTCTATCGGGCCAAGCGACGACGATATGGAGATGGCCAACACCATCCGTAACGCCCCGTCTAACGCGATGGACGCAGTAATGCGCTTACTGGGCAAAAAGCCTTCTGCTGGAGCAGGTCGTGGGTTTGTTAACCCACCCATGGCCCGCAAAAGCGGCGGACGCGCCAAGTGCTAGTAAAGTAGGGGCTTCGGCCCCTACTTTTTAATTGGAGATAGATATGGCAGATGCAGTTACAAGCCAAACGCTGTTAGACGGCGAGCGCGTGGCTATCATGAAATTCACCAACATTAGCGACGGCACTGGCGAAACCGCTGTGACCAAAGTTAATGTTTCTACTTTGGCCAAAAGTGGTTCAGGACAGGCCTGCACTGGCGTTATTGTGAGCAAAATCACCTCGGTATGCCACGGCATGGAAGTGCGTATGTACTGGGATGCCTCAACCGATGTGCCGTTTTTCATGAGCACAATTAACACCAATTACATGAACGATTTCAGTGGCTTTGGCGGCATTACAAACAACGCGGGCGCTGGCAAGAACGGGAACATTGTTTTTAGCACCTCTGATCAAAGCGCGGGCGACACGTACACCGTTGTTTTAGAGATGGTTAAGACCTACGGGTAAGGATGCGCCATGCCGTTGATCAAATCAAAATCCGAAAAAGCGTTTAAGTCCAACATCAAGGCCGAAGTGAAGGCTGGTAAACCGGTCAAACAAGCAGTGGCGATTGCGTACAGCACCAAGCGCGCCGCACCCAAGAAAATGAATATGGGCGGCAAGTCCTGCTGGTAACCATGGCCAAAGAAGGGCTGTACGCCAACATCCACGCCAAGCAAGAGCGCATCGCGCACGGTTCTGGTGAAAAGATGCGCAAGCCGGGCGCAGCAGGCGCCCCAACGGCTGCGGCTTTCAAAGACTCAGCCAAGACGGCCAAGATGAAAAAGGGCGGCGTATCGCTTGCAATTGGTCGTGGCGAGAAACTTCCAGCAAAACAGGGCGCGGGGCTTACCGAGAAGGGCCGCGCTAAGTACAATCGGGAAACCGGATCGCACCTGAAGGCCCCGCAGCCCAAAGGTGGCGCAAGGCGCGATTCTTTCTGTGCCCGCATGGGTCCGGTCGCTGAGAAGAGCGAAACCGGTAGCCGCGCAAGGGCATCAATGCAACGCTGGAACTGTCCCGGCTGGTAAGGAACGAACATGGCCAAAGTTAAAAAATTTGCAAACGGTGGCGCACTCTCTGATGTGGTGGGCACCGCCTCCCAGTTCACCGCGCCGCCCGGAGACAACTCCAAAGCGCCTAGCGCAGCCCCGCCGCTTAGTTACGGTGGTAGTGGCGTGCCTGATGGCGCGGCTGCTGCAAGCCAAGGGCAGGACCAAACGCAGCAAAACATCAATGCGGCTTCCACGGGGCTGCAAATGGCCCCACGGTACAAAAAAGGCGGGCACATTACCACCCGCCGCCTATCAAGCGTTAAGAAATCCCCGAAATCGCCTTCTTGGTAAGGAGTAAATTATGGCTGAATATTTAAATCAATACGCAAGAGATTTAAAACGTAAGAAAGAAGACATTGAACGCAACTTAACAAGAAAAATAGAGGATTATGGTTTTGAAGAAGGTACGCGGGATTTTGACACTGCCAAGAACCAAGTTAAAAGATCTGTTGACCCTGCTTTTGGTGATTATCGTTCTCCCGATGTACCAAAATTGGTTTCTTTAAGGGCAGCAAAAGATAACAATAGCACCCCCCAGTATGGGCGAATTCCTTCTTTGGACGAAACGCCAAAAAGGGACTTTAGCAAAATGCAATTCCTTGATGACGGCCTGAAAAAAGGCGGCAAAATAAATCTTAAAGATTGCAAAGTAACAACTCACGTGCCCAGCAAAAAACACGGTGATTGGTAAATAAATATGGCTTACTCGGGAACTGTCGGGCAGACCGTTATCACGGTCCAAAAACTCATCGACCATGGGGCGCGACGTGCTGGGAAATTGGCCGAGGAATTGACGGTAGAGCAAGTGCAAGCGGCCAAGGAGTCGTTGTTCTACATCCTGAGCAACCTGATTAACCAAGGCATCCAGTATTTCGCCATCAAAAAGACCGTAATTGGCCTCAATCCTGACCAGTACGAGTATTCCTTGCCCGTGGGTGGCAACGACGTACTGAACGCGCTCTATCGCACGTTAAACCGCCCTACTCCAAACATCGCCAACGGCTACTTTGCTTCGTCAGGCAACGCGGACCTCGCTTTTGACAACAACGTCGCTACGGTGGACACGCAAACGGCGCCCAATGGTTACATCGGCGTCAATTACGGCACAAACAACTCAATCTACGCCGGGTCGATCGGTATCCTGCCCGCCACCTCGGGCTCGTTTCACATCCTGCTGGAGTGGTCCGACGATGGTTCCACGTGGAACACCCTGTACGACACGGGCGTCACCACGTGGGTGAGCGGCCAGTGGCTTTGGTACGACATTGATCCGGGCGTCACGGCGCAGTATTACCGCATGCGCGAGACGGGCGGCGGTACTTTGAGCGTGGCTGAGTTTTTTGTGGGCAACAATTCCACCGAAATTACCATGTCCCGGCTCAACCGAGACGACTACACCAACCTGCCAAACAAGAATTTCACGGCCAACCAGCCGTTCCAGTTCTGGCTCAACCGCACGATCCCACAGGCCACCATCACAATTTGGCCAACGCCTTCGGACCCGTTTGTGCAGATGACTGTCTGGTACTCGGCGTACGTACAAGACGTGGGCGCCTTGAGCGGCCAGTTGGCCATCCCTGACCGCTGGCTCATGGCCATCCAGAACATGCTTGGCCACCAGATGGCCCAAGAACTTCCCGGCGTGGACTTGGCGCGCATCCAGTACCTCGAAAGCCAAGCGGAGAAATACTTTCAGATGGCCGAGCAGGAAGAGCGCGACAAGTCGCCAATCATGCTCAGCCCGAATATTTCCGTTTACTCAAGGTAGCTGACATGCCCCGGTTCCTTGACACCCGTGGCGGCTCCGACATTGCGATCTTCGTATGCGACAGGTGCAAGATGAAGCGTGCGCACTCGACGGCGCGCAACGACCCTAACTTCCCCGGCTTGCTGGTGTGCGACCAAGGTTGCGCGGATGAGATTGACCCCTACCGGCTGGCTGCTCGCCAAACTGAGCGCATCACGATCCGCTTCCCCCGCCCCGATGTGAGCGTGGCGGTGACCGGTGGCGATATAGTCACGACGCCTTACGGTGGCGAAATCCTCAGCACCGAGCAAAACACAAACACGCCGGAGAACAACGGCAACAACAGCGGACTGGCCCCGCAGCCCTGACTATGTCGATCAATGTAACCATCACCCAGCTACCCCGTGCCGAGACAATTACCGGCACGGAAGCGGTGCCTATCGTCCAAAATGGGGTCACGGTCCAAACCACGACTGCTGCGCTGGCTGGGTCCCCCATCCAGACGCAGAGCTTCCTGACAGCCAACAACGAGCCCACGCTGCCCAACAGCCGCGCTTTGACGGTAGGCACCGGGCTCAGTCTGGCAGATGGCGGCTCGCAGGGCACCTTACAGGTAAACCTTACTGGCGGGTTGCCCGACTTAAACACCCTAGGCGCCGGAATTGTTGCAAAGACAAATACAAGCACCTTTGCGGCGCGTGCCTTGGCCACCAGTGGGCCGGGGCTATCGGTAAGCAACGGCGACGGCGTCGCGGGCAACCCGACCTTCCAGTTGACCGGAGTGGCTGCTGCCATCGCCAGCGCAACCGGCACGGGCATGCTGGCGATAGTCAGCGGCACGGCCATCGCCAATAGGACCATCACAGGCACGGCAAGCCAGATCGCGGTGACTGATGGCGACGGCGCAAACAACCCTACCATAGCGTTGGCCAATGACCCCGTAGTGCCGGGCGCAGCGGGCTTGACCATACCCGTGGGCCCAACGGCCAGCCGGTCCATTTCTTCAGGCGTGGGCACGATCCGATATAACACCGATTCGCTGGTGTTTGAGGGTTACACCGATGCTGGGTGGAAAGCTATTAATGTGGGTAGTGCCGTTACTCTGATAAATACCGGCACGGGGCTCACCGGTGGGCCAATCACATCTACCGGCACGATCGCGCTGGCCGATACGACAGTCACGCCGGGCTCGTATACCAACACCAACCTGATCGTGGACGCCCAAGGGCGCATCACAGCGGCCTCAAACGGATCGCCGGGCGGGGTAACTACCTTTAGCGCTGGATCAACGGGGCTTACGCCCTCCACGGCCACCACAGGCGCTGTCACGCTGGGCGGGACTTTGGCGGTGGCCAGCGGCGGCACGGGCACTTCAACGCCTAGCTTGGTTGCTGGCACTAACGTCAACATTACCGGAACATGGCCTAACCAGACAGTTAACGCTACCATTACAGGCAGCGTCGTCAGCGTCACCGGCACAGCCCCCGTGGTGTCCTCTGGCGGCACAACCCCAGCGATCAGCTTAGCTGCGTCTTATGGCGACACGCAAAACCCCTACGGTGCTAAGACAGCCAGCTATGTGTTGGCTGGGCCCACCAGTGGCGCAGCCGCTGCCCCGTCTTTTCGCGCTTTAGCCACGGCGGACATTCCTGCGCTGTCCTACGTAAGTTCGGTCAGCGGTACATCCGGAAACATCACCAGCACAGGTGGCTTGACGCCAATTATTAATTTAGCAAGCGGGGTTATTACCGCCGGTACTACCGGGTCGGTAACGGCGATTCCGGTAATCACGGTTGACACCTACGGGCGTGTGACCAACATTACAACGGCGGCTAATCCGCAGGGCACCGTCACGTCGGTGGGATTGGCTTTACCGTCGATCATGTCGGTAACAAATTCGCCCGTTACCAGTAGCGGCACATTGACCGGCACGCTGACCACTCAATCTGCCAACTATCTTTTTGCTGGGCCTACCAGTGGCGCGGCTGCTGCACCAACTTTCCGGGCGCTAACAACAACCGACATTCCCGCGCTGTCCTACGTAAGTTCGGTGAGCGCTACGGCGCCCATCACATCTACTGGCGGCTTTACGCCGACCATCGGCGTTACTTCGGCTTCGCTCACCAAGACCGACGATACCAACGTCACGATGACTTTGGGCGGCGCACCTACTACAGCGCTATTGGCCGCAACATCATTGACCTTGGGCTGGACGGGCACTCTTGCGGTCACTAGAGGCGGTACAGGAGCATCTACAGCGGCAACTGCTAGGTCTAACCTGAGCGCAGCCCAAAGCGGCGCAAACACCGACATCACCTCGGTGACATTGACGACGGGTACGATCACTACTGCCCCAAGTTCGAGCAATGACATAGTCAACAAGTCGTATGCCGATTCGATTGCCACTGGAATCAACTTTCATGCGGCCTGTAACTACGCAACAACAGCGGCTTTGTCTGCGGCCTACACGTACAACAACGGCGCAAGTGGGGTTGGCGCTACCATAACGGCTGTTGCAGTCGGCACGCTGACCATTGACGGTTACACCTTTACATCTGGTGATGTTGGTAAACGTATCCTTATAAAGAATGAAACTGGCGCATACGTTAGCAACGTACTACCAAGCGCGGCATTTAATGGCGTGTACACGTTAACCACCGCAGGTACAGCAGGTGTTGCGTATGTTTTGACCCGTGCTACAGACTATGACAGTAGCGGTTCTGGAACTAATGAAGTAGACCAAGGTGATTTGCTTCTAGTGTTATCTGGAACTACCAATGCTAATACGTCTTGGGTTCAGCAAACACCTTTGCCAATAACAGTAGGCACAACATCTTTGGTGTTTATCCAATTTGCAGCAGTTCAAACATACACTGCTGGTACAGGGTTAACCTTATCTACTAACCAGTTTTCAATTACCAATGCTGGCACGGCAGGAACTTATGGTTCTGCTAGCCAAGTGCCGGTAATTGTCACCAACGCCCAAGGCCAAGTTACCGGCGTTACCAATACGGCCATTGCCATCTCTGGCAGCGCGGTTAGCGGCAACATATCAGGCAACGCCGCCAACGTAACCGGCATAGTAGCGGTTGCCAACGGCGGCACTGGCGCTGCCACAACTACGGCCAATCTTGTCTTTGTTGGGCCTACATCTGGTTCCCCTGCGGCGCCTACTTTCCGGGCGCTGACTACGGCTGACATTCCTGCGTTGCCGTATGGCACTGGTTCTGTCACTTCGGTGGCTTTGTCGCTTCCATCAATTATTTCGGTTTCTGGTTCGCCAATTACTACAAGCGGGACGATTACAGGAACGTTAACTACTCAATCGGCAAACGCCATATTTGCCGGACCCAGCAGTGGCGCGGGCGCAACCCCTACTTTCCGGGCGCTGACTACTGCTGACATTCCTGCATTGGCTTATGGTACTGGAACGGTTACCTCGGTGGCCTTGGCTTTGCCGTCGATCATGTCCGTGTCAGGTTCTCCGGTCACCAGCAGCGGAACGTTGACCGGCGCCCTGACCACTCAAGCAGCAAACGCAATCTTTGCGGGACCATCCTCTGGCGCTGGCGCGGCTCCTACTTTTCGCGCTCTGACAACGGCTGACATCCCCGCTATTGGCGCAACGATTACCAATGACACAACTACGTCAACCAATGTTTACCCATTGTTTGCGGGGGCAACGTCTGGATCACTTACAACGGTTTATACCGGCAATGCTAATTACCTGTACAAGCCCAGTACGGGCGAGTTAACCGCCACTGCGCACATTTCTAGCAACGGCATCACGGTTAACGCCACAACGGTGGCGTCTAGCTATACAATTGCCACGGGTAATAACGGCTTGTCAGCGGGGCCGGTGTCTGTAAGCACCGGGGTTACAGTCACGATCTCCACCGGTTCGGTCTGGACAGTCGTTTAATCAAAGGAAACAGCATGGCGCAAAGCGGCTACACCCCCATTCAGTTGTACTACAGCAGTACAACGGGCAACATCCCGTTGGCGGGTAACTTGGCCAACGGCGAGCTGGCCATCAACATCACCGACGGCAAGATGTTCTACAAGAACAACGCCGGGGCCGTTAAGCTCTTCGCCAATGGCGCCACAGGCGGTGGTGTGGACCAAGTGTTTTTCCAGAACGGCCAGACTGTCAACACCAACTATACCGTCACCACGGGGTTTAACGCTGGCACATTTGGGCCAGTTTCAATTAACACTGGCATTACCGTGACCGTGCCCACCGGCTCGGTTTGGTCAATTGTCTAAAGGAATCACATGAGCGCTATAGCAATCACAAGCAGCGGCAGCGGGGCGGGTACGCTCTCCATTGCCGCGCCCATTACGGCTACCAACAGAACGCTGACGCTGCCTGATGCAACCACCACTTTTGTGGGTACGGATGCAACGCAGACATTGACCAATAAGACCATCCAAGGCGGCGCTATCACTTCTGGTACGGCGGTTGCTTCTACTAGCGGTACGTCAATTGATTTTACGTCTATCCCTAGCTGGGTGAAACGGGTAACTATAAATATGGTTGGCGTTTCTACTACTGGAACTTCACCACCACAAATTCAAATAGGTGCTGGAAGTGTTGTAACTTCTGGGTATTTAGGATCAAATACTATTGTTTATGTATCGCCGGGTTCTGTTTTGTTTACAACTGGTTTTGGTATTGGGGTAAATACAAGCAATTGGGCAGCAACAGTTGTTGTACATGGAAGTATTGTTTTAAGTTTGCAAACAGGTACTACTTGGGTGGCGGCTGGAAGTGTAGGTCGATCCGATGCCACGGCAAGCACTTACTTAACAAATGGCTCTCTTGCACTTGGTGGCGTTCTTGACCGCGTCCGAATTACCACAGCAGGCGGCACGGACACCTTTGATGCCGGTTCAATTAACATTTTGTACGAGGGTTAATCATGCCTACACGAATCGAAGTCAACTGCGAAACCGGCGAAGTCAAAGAGATTGAGTTGGAAGGCGAGGAACTCGCTGCATACGAGGCATCATTGGCTGCACAGGCCGCTGAAGGACAACCACAATGACCATCTCAATCAATGGCACAAACGGGCTTATCCAAGCCTACGACTACCAAGTCCTGACAACGGGCTTTAGCTACACCTTTGCGGCTGGTACGCAAGTGCTGGTGATTAACCCCGCTGGTACGCTGGCTACGGGTACGATCACTATGCCCGCCAGTCCGAGCGATGGCATGACGATTACGGTGGAGTCTACGCAGCAAGTGACTGCGCTTACTATGTCAGGCAACGGCGGTACGATTGTCGGCGCTGCTACGCAACTGATCCCTAACCAGCCACTGTCGTGGGTCTATCGCTCAACTGGAACCACTTGGTATCCGTTCTCTGGCGGTGCTGGACGGGCTACTGCGCTGGTTAGCGGTACGTCTCAGGCTTCTACTAGCGGTACGAGCATTGATTTCACGTCTATTCCGTCTTGGGTAAAGCGGATTACTGTGGTATTTAACGGAGTAAGCACAAGCGGTACTTCCGTTAAACAAATACAGATAGGATCGGGCAGTGTCGTAACAACTGGTTATGTTTGCGTAGGCGGAACTTTTTATACAACAAATGCTGCTGGCGCAACATCTTTCACTTCTGGATTTGTGTTTATTAGTAACACCGCTTCTGACCTTTTAAATGG